CGACCTGTTTGGACCGGTTCCTGCCCTTGCCAACCTTTCAGCGCGGCAGGCAAAGGAGCTGCGTTTGATGACGAGCGGCACCTATGGCCCCATTTCCACCACCTCATTAAAGTCTGCAAGCCTGCAAGCGTCCTTGGAGAGCAGGTTGCGAGCAAAGACGTCGACGCTTGGATCGACCTTGTACACGCTGACCTGGAAGCCATGGGTTACGCCTTCGGGAGTGTCCCGTTCCCGTCTGCGGGCGTCGGTGCGCCGCACATCAGAGACAGAAACTACTGGGTGGCCAACGCCGTGCGCAAGGGATCACTTCCCGGCACACACGCCGGAGTACATCGCCGCCAAGAAGGCACAAGGGCACGGAATGGCAAACCTCAACGACCTGGTGCAGTTGACCGGATGGGCGACACCATCGGCCCGGGACTGGCACAGCGCGAGCGCGAGCGCGGAATTCTTGGCGGAGCGCCTGGAGCAGTCAAGGGGAAAGCCTCTGTCGGAGCAGGCATTCACCTTGGCGGGCTGGCCGCCGCCGCAGACATCGGACAGCACGGGCGGCGGCCAAGCGAAGCGGGCGATGGGCGAGACGCGTCACGGGTCGAATCTGAACGACTTTGCCCTGCTGACAGCGGACGGCCCGGCCCGACTAACGGCTACTGGCGAGATGCTGACTGGATCGGATGCACAGATGCCAAGTGGCGGCCAGTTGAACCCGGCACATCCCCGCTGGCTACAGGGGCTACCGCCCGTGTGGGACGACTGCGCGCCTATGGAAACGCCATCAACGCTGAAGCAGCTCGTGTCTTCATCGAAGCTGTGATGGAGTGCCAGCCATGAGAGGACCATGTGTAAAACAAACTGTAACCGCCACCATCGTGACCACTGACGGACGACGCTTCGTCGGCACCAACTATTGCGAAAACTCTCAGGTGACTTGTCCGCGTGGCGGGCTTCCCAGCGGAGTGGGGTATGAGCTTTGCGATTCAGTGTGCAAGCAGCCAGCACACGCCGAGGTGAACGCCCTGCACGCTGCTGGCGCTGCTGCACAAGGTGCGCGTCTGTACCTTGAAGGCCACACTTATGTTTGCGCAAACTGCGCTGCTGTGGCGAAGGCGTTCGGCGTCGTTGAGATTATTGTGGGGGAGCCATGAAGCGCACCACCCCCATCAAACGCACGGAGTTCAAGCGCAGCACCAAGCCGACGACGAAGACCCAGGCGCCGGCCAAGCGCGCGACGCTCAAGAGCAAGGGGCCGAAGATGACGCCGATCCGGCGCGCCGCAGCTGGTCAAGAATGCACGCTGGCGCTGCCGGGCGTGTGCAACTTCGACCCGGCCACGGTGGTGCTGTGCCACTCGAACAGCCTGGCCGATGGCAAGGGCATGGGCCTGAAGGCGCCCGACACCGCGGCGTGTTTCGGCTGCAGTTCGTGCCACGATGTTCTGGACGGCCGGCGCCAGCGGCCCATCGGCATGACGGCCCTGATGCTCGAAGGTGCGTTCGTCCGCGCGCGCGCCGCTACTCACGAAATCTTACGTACGAAAGGCTTGATGAAATGATCCAGTTCACGATACCCGGCCAGCCCATCGCCAAGGGCCGCCCCAAGTTCACGGTGCAGGGCGGATTCGCGCGCGTCTACACGCCGAAGACGACAGCAGATTACGAGGCCAAGATTGCAGCCATCGCCATGCGCGCCATGGAGGGCCGGCCGCCGTCTGCGCGCGCCATCGAGGTGCTGCTGGAGCTGCGCATGGAAATCCCGGTGTCCTGGCCGAAGGCCAAGCGCTTGGCCGCCAGCGTCGGCACCGTGCGAGCCACGAAGAAGCCCGACGCCGACAACGTGCTGAAGGGCGTCAAGGATGCATGCAACGGCATCGTGTGGGTGGACGACAGCCAGGTGGTGGTGATCACCGTCCGCAAGCTGTACCACGCCGAACCGTGCGTCGTCATCGCTGTGCGTGAAGTCGAAGGGGAACCGGCATGAACCCGAACCGCCGCAACCCTGCCGCCGTGCGCCCGCTGGCCAGCATCCCGAACAAAGACGGATTCGTGCTGATCGGCGTGCACAAGAACGGCACCGAGGCCGAGCTTACCGTGTACGTCGACGCCAACGGCTTCCACACGGTTCCAGGCTATGCCAACCTCGCCGGCTGGCGCCCGCTGCCATGAAATCCGCCCGCTACCTTCTGGCCTCGATTCTATTCATTGCGGGCCTTCTGTTGCTGGCTGTCGCGCTGGCAATTGATGTGAATCACGAAAGTTCTTGACGCAGAACAAATGATTCGCCACAATCAGTTCTGTTGATGCGGCGGCGTTGACGAGACTGAAGCCCCAAAAGCTTCGGTATTTTCTGGGTTAGATCCCAATCGCTGCCGCCGCTGCGAAGAGAGTACCGAGACTTCTGGGGCTTTTTTCGTTTCTGCTGCCGCATCAACCGCCCTTCTTCGGGACTGCAAGCAACAGGGGGAAGGGACAGCACCGGGACTGTGGCAAAGCAAGGGAAGCACCGGAACGAGGCGTCGAAGTTAGCACCTCACTTGCGCAAGGCTGACGGGTCAAAGCGATTCCTCACAGGATAGTTTTGTTAAGGCTCAGTGCTAAGTCTGAGTCTTGCTCAAACCTCTAGGAATATCGAAACAGCCTTACCGTAGTAGAGGAAAGAATTAAAGCCTTACTGGCTCAACCAGTAACCACACAGAAGACCGTTTGATAGCTTATTGGTAAAGCTGGAGGTAAGGGGCAATCTAAGACGGCGCCGTCAGGATTGCAAGATAACTCGACCGGGGTTCGACCGGTGAAGCGGATTCGATTGCCGCAAAAGCGGTCTTCTGTGTGGTGAACGCAGGCTAATTACCAGCAGCCACACGCTTGACTCCACGTTACGGAGTCACCACAGAGCAAGGGACGCACGTAAGCCTCGTGCACTCTGATTCCGGTTGACGCGTGAAGTTGTGCAGGCAATCCCCTCCGCCTCCAAGCCTGATGTTGAGAACGTCCTGACCTGTAGGGATAGCTGGAGTGGCGCCCAGCCCCTTGCTCTGTGGTGAATGCGCAGGCTGATGCGCAGCGGATCGAAAGGTGTGCGGGATCGTGATAACGGCCCAATACGAACCTGATAGGTGGTATGCGCGGCGTCGCCGTACAAGCACTGGATAAGTGCCACCCAGTAAGCCGGAAGAAGTCAGTGCCGGCCACCACACGCAGGGACTAGCGTACGTAGTCCACCCTTCCGCGCTGGTCATGCCAGATGCACAGGGAACAGCAGGGACCGGCTGAAGAAAACGCGGTCTACCCTTTCAATGCAGCGACCGGCGTACGCGGTCCCCTACAACTACTAGAGGACACAGCATGAAGACCTACATTGCAGGCCCGATGACCGGATATGCAGACCTGAACTTCCCTGCATTCCATGCGAAAGCTGCCGAACAGCGCGCGCTGGGCTACACCGTTGTGAACCCGGCAGAAATCAATGGCGGAATAGCTGAGCTGGCCGCTTGCGCTGCCATGACCAAGGAAGAACTGGACGCGCATTACCGCTCGTGCATGGTCAACGACATAACCGCGCTGGTCGGCTGCGAACGCATCGTCATGCTGGACGGCTGGACGCGCTCGAAGGGCGCCATGCTGGAGCATCACATTGCTCGCGTGCTGGGCCTGGAAATCGTTGAGCATGGGAGCGCATCATGAGCCGCGACGATGGCGGGCCAGCGTTTTCGCGCCCTCGCAGCGCTGACCCTGACCACTTTCACGAGCCAGATGTTTACCCTGCGCAGGACGGGCTTTCGGTGCGCGACTACTTCGCGGCCAAGGCATTGGATGCTATCTTGGCGCAGCCGGACGGCGGCATCCAATCGTACTCCCCGGATAGCCATATCGCAGCCGATTCGGAAATGCGGGCTGCGCAACTGTGGGCAGAGAATGCATACCAGATCGCTGACGCCATGCTTGCGGAAAGGACTAAGCCATGAGCGCCCGTGCCTTTGTCGCTGTCTTCGTGGTGTACACGCTGGTCGCCATCACCGGCCTGGTGTTCCACCTTTCCGTTGACCCCTACGGTGAATCGTGGTGGCTTATCGCCCATATCGTGAACATCACCCTTGGGCTCATCAATATTTTCCGCGCCGTTATGCTGGGCGTGGAGTACGGGTGGAAATCGTGAGCGCCGACTACATGAGCTGCCGCATCGGCGCGGCATCGCTGCGGCGTCTGGTGGAAGTCGAGCGCGTCGAGCTGGCGGCCATGGTTGACGAACTGGACCTGTTGCGGCGCAGCGGCGCGGCCAAGCCGGTCAGCAAGTACACGGCCGAGTTCGAGGAAGCATGGACGCTGTACCCATCTCGGCCAGGGAACAGCAAGGCGGCGGCATACAAGGCCTGGGTCGCGCGCCTCAAGGCTGGCGCCACCGCCCTGGTAATGATCGAGGGCACGGCCAAGTATGCTGCCTACGTCAAGGCGGAGCGCACGGAGGCTAGCTACATCAAGCAGGCGGCCACCTTCTACGGGCCTGGGGAGCATTTCACGGCAGACTGGACCCCGACCAAGACACGCCGCGCGCCGCTGGCGCTGGCCGACCAGAACGCCGCCAACAATGCCGAGGCTGTTCGCCTGCTGGGCCAGCCGACATTCTTCCCTGATGACGGGATGACGCTGGAGGCCGCACCATGAGCCGCGATATCAAGGGCGCGCTGCGCATCGTCAAACTCTTCCTGGAAAGCCACGTTGCTGACCGATTCGCGCCAGTCGGCTGCATCAAAGAAATTTTGCCTTACGTGGTCATTTCGAGCGAAGAAAAAGACGAAGATCGCACGGTGCAGTTGATCAACTTGGCCCTTAAAAATGTACGTGACCGGCGATATGATTACATGGCGCCAGTTAATCAAGAAAGCGTTTGCTACCATGTCACTGTCGATGATCTGGTCGAATTTGAAGCGTTGATCAGGGCGCAGTGCGCAGCCGAGTTTGCGCGGAAGGCGAAGCCATGAACCCGCACGACGCGAATGCCTTCTTCGAGTTGCTGGACCTGACCTACGACATGATCGGCGTCGGCCCGGCGAAAATTATCAGCGCCAAGGCCAAGAAAATGTTTTTCGAAGACCTGGAGCGCTACCCGCTGGACCTGATCGAAGCATCGCTGACCGCGCACCGCCAGGATCCCGAGCGCGGCAAGTTCACCCCGAAGCCGGCCGATATCGTCTACCAGATCGAGCGGCGCCGGCGCGTGTCGTGGCTGTCGGCAGATGAAGCATGGGCGCAGGTGCCGAAGATCGAAGGCCAGCCGGGTCTGATGAACGATGTGACCGCGCAGGCGCTGGCCGTGGCCAACCAGTTCCTGGCGCTGCCCAAACCGGACATGACCGCTGCCCGGATGGCGTTCAAGGGCTGCTACGACAGGCTGGTCGAGCGCGCCAAGCTGGAGCGGCGCGGCCCGGTGTACTTCGTGTCCCCGGGCGGCAGCTACGAGGAACAGGAAGCGGTCAAGGAAGAAGGCCAGCGCCTGGGCCTGCTGGCCGCGCCAAAACATGACGTCACCCCCCAGCAAATGCTTGCACAGCCCCAACGTACGCACGGCGCCAAGCCTGACCTGAAAGCGCTGCTGCTGTCCATGAAATCGAAAGAAATGCCACCACCGGAGGCGCAAGATTATGAGTGAAACCCAGGTCGACCACAGCACCTGCAGCGTCACTGGCTGCCCGATGCTCGCCACCCACAGCCGCAGCACCAACGGAGAGGGCCAGTGGCTGTGCTTCATCCACTTTTCGACCGAGAGCCCGGACTGGTTCCGCGTCACCACTGAGCTAGGCCGCCTGCGCTGGCTGGTCGACATCGTGCGCCACCTGCGCGCCGGGCAGCCGATCACCGCGGACATGCACCAGCAATTCGTGCTGGCCCAGCGCAGCGACCTGAAGCAGAAGGATAGCGAGTGGCCGCAACAGTGGATGGTGCGCCTCGAAGGCGTGCTGCAGCAGTCGTGCCGCGATAGTCTGGTGCAGCCGTGACGCCGTTCGAACTGATCGCCCTGAAACAGAAAGTGGGCCACGACTACGCCGACGAAGCCGCCCTGTTCGTGTATTGCCACTTTGACGCCGCCAAGCGCGGGCAGCTGGGGCCTATCGGCTACAACTTCATCAGCCGCCACCTGGTGCAGGCGCAATTCATATTCGCCAGGCTCAAGGCGCCTCAAATGTTGCTGCTCGTGCGCCTTGCCGGTGAAGCTTGGCAGAAGGCCGGCGCCCGCCCCGGTGAGCTGGTCAGCCTGACCACCAACGAATACACCGCCCTGCGAGCCGGCCTGATCGCCTACTTCCGCGCGCTGCCCAAGATCGAGGTGGGCACCTACCGCCAGGCCTGCAACGTGGCAGAAAAGGCGATGGCATGATGACGCCGCTTATTTACTTGCTGTTGTGGCTGTACGACATGCAGGCCAAGCGGGAGCTGGCGCGATACAAGCGCAAGGTGAACGAGGCATATATCAACGCCATCGAGGCGGACATTGCCCGCCAACGCCAGATGTTTTTAGACAACGCGTTACCACCCCGCGCTCTCACCAGCGCGGTAACTAGCAAGGGGATGAAAGATGGAGGCTACGGTAACAGCGATTTTGCTGATAGGCGCTCTATGGCTTTTCCGTGAAGTGCGGGGCGCAGAGGAAAAGCTGAAAGATGTATTGGAAGACAACGCGGCACTTATTGCGAAGCACGAACTGGATATGGCAATTCTTACAAAAAAGGGGAATAAGATGGCACAGAAACACAAGCATCATGACGCAATCGTGGCATGGGCGGCAGGGCTAGATATTCAGCGCCGTAGCTTTATGACTAATTATGAATGGGCCGACTTGGAGGATGGCGGCGAGCCTTGCTTTAATGGATCGACAGAGTGGCGCATCAAGCCCGAGCCGCCAGAAAAGGTGTATCCAGTGACACGGCTGACCACAGAAGAACTATACGAAATTTGGAAGCGGCCCGCCCTGCCAATCGGCGCGCTCACGAACGTAGCCAACGCCGCCCTGCGCCACGCGATTGACTGGTGTCAAGTAGCGCCTGTAGTCGAAGGAAAGGTTAAGATTTACTACTCAGGTTTTGCGGCCAAGCACCGTGATGCCCGCGATATGGCGATTGCCAAGGCTGTACGCGACTGGTACGTGTCGGATAAGGACGATGCGCAGCTTGCTCGCCTCATTGCCAACGTCAAGGACTGACCATTAACCCAAACCGCGCCGCTAACGCCACTACCCGCGCGCGTGGTATATTTGCCTATCGATAATCCAAACAAAAAAAGGCGCGGCATGACGGTAATCGTATGGGACGGCAAGACCCTGGCCGCAGACAAGCGCTGCAGCTATGGCGGGATGAATTGCACCGTGACCAAGATAGCTCGCATTGGCAACCTGCTGGTGGGCGGTTCCGGCGACGTGCCGTACATCCAGGCCATGTTCGACTGGGTGCGCCGTGGCCGCAACGTGGATGACTTTCCGGCCGACCAGCGCACGAAGGAAGACTGGCAACCCATCATCGTGGTCGAGCCTGACGGCCGCGCGGTGATGTACGAGCGCACACCCTACCCAATCCGCTATGACGACATTCAGATGGTGATTGGTAGCGGCCGCGAGTATGCCCGCGCCGCGTTGTACATGGGCGCCACGGCCGCCGAAGCGGTCAGCGTGGCCAGCGCACTGGACGTCAATTGCGGCAACGGGATTGACACCTTACGCATTGAGAACACCGAGTAACATGTTGGCCGGCGCCAGCCCGGTGGCCGAAAGGCCCGCTTTACCCTGTCGCGCAGCGGGGCAAGCTGGTATGCGACAAGTGGGCCTGAAGCCGCAGATAGCGCGGTAAGACACATTCAGGCAGCAAACGGCCCCTTTATTGGGGCTTTTTGTTGTTTGGGCGTATCATTGCCACACCGAACGCTGGGCGGTTCCCAGTAGACGCAGGAGAGAACCATGGCAAGAAAGTCAAAGTACAACCGCGCACTGGCCACCGCCATTTGCGCACGCATGGCAGAAGGCGAAAGTGTCAGGTCGATTTGCCGTGACCCGAAGATGCCAGCTATATCGTCGGTGTTCAAGTGGATTGGCGAGCATCCCGAGTTCTCGGAACAATACACGCGCGCACTATCGTCCCGGGGCGACTGCTTAGCCGAAGAAATGCAAGAAATCGCTGACGCACCATGCGCTGATGCTGTGGCTGTGCAGAGGAATAGGCTGCGGGTTGAGACTCGTAAGTGGCTGGCGTCTAAGATGTCCCCAAAGAAATATGGCGATAAGCTGGCCATCGGTGGCGCCGACGATATGCCGCCCATCAAGATGATGAGCAATGACGCCCTGGAAGCGAAGATTGCCGAGATTCAGGCAAAATTGCGCGGTGCAACATGAGCATCCGTAAAAACGGGTCAAAACCCGTGTTTTCTGGCACTTTCCGAAACCTCGTCATAGTACGCTGCGATGCAACAATCTGAGCGCGCTGAACTGGAAATGCTCTTGCAGCTTCTGGAAGAGAAGAAGCGGCGCGAGGACGTGTACCTGTACCGCTACATGTACCCGAAGCTGTACCCGTGGCAGAAGGACTACATCAAGGCCACGGCCAGTTATAGCCAGTGCGCGCTGATCGCTGCGAACCGGATCGGCAAGACCATGACCGGCACGTATGTGGACGCAATCCACGCTTTGGGCGACTACCCGGACGAGTGGGAAGGCCATCGCTTCGACCATGCGCCTCTGATTTGGTGCCTGGGCTACTCGGGCGAGAAGGTGCGCGACCTGTTGCAGACCCCGATTGTGGGGCGCAAGGACGGCGACACGTTCGTTGGCGGTCTGATTCCGCCCGAGCGCATCATTGGCTACGAGGCCATGACCGGAACGCCGAACGCTGTACGTACCGTGCTGATTCGCCATGCGTCGGGCGGCGTGGCGCGCATCCAGTTCTGGAGCTATTCGCAGGGCCAGCATGCGCTGATGGGCGATGGCGTTGACTGGTTCCACATCGATGAAGAGCCACAGGACACGGATATCTGGCCGCAAGTGCTGACGCGGACAGCCACGGGCGACCATGGACGCGGCGGCCGGGGTATCCTGACCTTGACGCCAGAGAACGGCCGCACCGAGCTGGTCATCAAGTTCCTGGACGAGCCGAGCGCCGGCCAGTTCTGCATGCAAAAGGGCTGGGACGACGCGCCCCACCTGAATGAGCGGGTCAAGGCTGAGCTGCTGGCCGGCTACCCGAAGCACCAGCGCGACATGCGGACCAAGGGTATCCCGATGCTGGGCCACGGCCGCATCTACGACTTGGCCGAGGACGACATTACCTGCGCCCCGTTCCCGATCCCCAAGCATTTCATGGTCATCGACGGCATGGACTTTGGTTGGGACCACCCGCAGGCACACGTCCAGCTGGTCATCGACACCGAACAGCAGATGTTCTACGTGACAAAGGCATGGAAGCGGCGCGAAACTAAGGCCATCGAGGCATGGGGCGCCACAAAGACATGGTCAGCGCACGTTCCGACCGCGTGGCCGGCTGACGGCCTGCAACACGAGAAGGGCAGCGCCAAGCAACAGAAGTCATACTATGTCGAGGCTGGCTTTACCCTGCTGGCCGAGCATGCGACCTGGCCGGATGGGTCAAATGGCGTGGAAGCGGGCCTGTTCGAGATTCGCACGCTGATGATGGATGGCAAGTTCAAGGTGTTCGAAGGCCTGCGCGACCTCATTACCGAGCTGTTGCAGTACCACCGCGACGACAAGGGCAAGATCAACAAGACCATGGACGACATTCTGGATGCCATGCGCTACGCCTACATGATGCGGCGCTTTGCCATCCGGTATGGCGACATTGGCCCGCCAAAGGTCATTCAGGTGGCCGCCATCCCGATGACAAGCTCGTTTGGCAAGAGATAAGTTTCCCGGCTGAACAAATAGGATTAAACTACCGGAATTGTTTATCCGAAAGGTTCTAGCTATGTCAAGCCCTGATTCCCAAGCCGCACGCGATGTCCACCAGCGTGCGCGCCTTCGCGTTGACCGTGTACAGACAGCGATGCGGGACGAGCGGCTGCAATGCCTGAAGGATCGCCGCTTTGCCACGATTGCGGGCGCCCAGTGGGAAGGGCCGCTTGGCGAGCAGTTCGAGAACAAGCCGCGCTTTGAAATGAACAAGGTTCACCTGGCCGTGATCCGGATCATCAACGAGTACCGCAACAATCGTATCGACGTGGACTTTACCAGTGAGGACGGCAACGAGAACGACCAGTTAGCCGACGCCTGCGATGGCCTGTACCGGGCCGACGAGCAGGACAGCGGCGCGCAGGAAGCCTTCGATAACGCGTTCGAAGAGGGCGTGACGGGCGGTTTCGGGGCTATCCGGCTGCGCACCTGCTACGTAGACGAGGAAGACGAGGACGACGACCGCCAGCGTATCGAGATTGTTGGGGTCACGGACGCCGATAGCTGCGTGTTCTTCGACCTCGATGCTAAGCGCCAGGACAAGAAGGATGCGACCTGGGCCATTGTCCTGACCGGAATGACGCCCGACGCCTACCAAGCCGAGTTCAACGATAGCCCAGCATCCTGGCCCAAAGAAATCCACCAGAGCGAGTTTGATTGGTCCACGCCCGATATCGTCTACGTGGGCGAATACTACGAAATCGAGAAGGTCAGCGAGAAGGTGCACTTCTTCCGCGGCATCGCGCTCACCGACGACGAGCCGAACGAAATCAGGGTGACGGACGAGGAACTGCAGGAAGAGGGCAAGGCTGAAGAGCTGGCCGCCACAGGGTTCAAGCTGAGCCGCACCAAGACCGTCAAGCGCCAGCGCTGCCACAAGTACATTCTGAGCGGGTCGATGATCCTGGAAGACTGCGGCCTGATCGCCGGGCGCAGCATCCCGCTTGCCCCGTTCTACGGCAAGCGCTGGGTGGTCGATGGGGTCGAGCGCTGCATGGGCCACGTTCGACTGGCCAAGGATGCGCAGATGCTGACCAACATGCTCATGTCGTGGATGGCTGAGATGGCATCCCGCTTCGACATGTCCAAGCCGATTGTTTCCCCCGAGCAGATCGTCGGCCATCAACAGATGTGGGCCGACGATAACGTGAAGAAATACCCCTACCTGTTGCTGAACTCGATCAAGGACGCGAACGGCAACATGATGCCGTCGCCTCCATTGGCGTACACGCAGGCGCCGCAGATTCCCCCGGTCATGGCTGGCCTGATGGGTGCGGCAGAACAGGCGCTCCAGGACTTGCTTGGCAACCAGCAGGCCGGCGAGCAGCTTCAGGCCAACATCAGCGCCAAGGCGGTGGAGCTGGTCCAGAACAAACTGGACATGCAGGCCTTCATCTACATGTCCAACTTCGCCAAGACGGTCAAGCGGGTGGGCGAAATCTGGCTTGAAATGGCGCGCGATGTGTACGTGGAAGGCGGCCGTACCATGAAATCCGTGTCGAAGGAAGGCAAGGCGGGTTCTCTCGAGCTGTACCGCCCGAGCGTGGACAAGAACGGCGCCAGCATCCTGGAGAACGACCTGAGCACGGCCAAGTTCGATGTAACGGTTGACGTCGGCCCGTCGAGCAGCAGCAAGCGGGCGGCCACCGTGCGCGCCCTGACCGGCATGCTCAGCGTGTCGCAAGACCCCGAGACGCGTACCGTGCTGGAAGCCATGGCGATGGTCAACATGGAAGGCGAAGGCCTGACCGACGCCAAAGAATTCTTCCACCGCAAGCTTGTGCGCATGGGCGCGGCCAAGCCAACCGACGAGGAAAAGGAGCAGATGGCCGCAGAGCAGGCGAACCAGCAGCCCGACCCGCAGTCGCAGTACCTGCAAGCCGCAGCGCAGAAGCAGCAGGCCGACGCGATCAAGGCCGGCAAGGACGCCGAGCTCACCGATGCCAAGATCGGACAGACGCAGGCCGACACCATCGCCACCCTGGCCGGCGTCGAGCAGAGCCGCGAGCAGCACGCCGTGGACCTGGCTATGGCCTTGCAGCCGCAGGACCAGACGCCACCAGCGCAGGCAATGCCGGCCGAACCACCAGCCGCGGCAATGTGATGCAGTACCTTGCCGCGGCCTGGGTGGCCTGGGTAGGCTGGCACTTTGCACGCATGTGTCTGGCCGCGGTGCTGGTCACCCCGACGCGGGCTTGCTTCGACGGGTTCCGCGTCATCATCCCTGCCACGGTGCGTGATGCGCTGTCGCCGGCCGAGTTGGCGGCTATTATTGCTCACGAGCATGGGCACCGTCACCATCTGCATGTGTGGGCCAACTTTGCCCGGCTGTGTCTTTTCTGCCGCGCCAGCCCTAAGCGCCGCTACCTCCAAGAGTTGCAGGCCGACGACTACGCTATAGCGCGCGGACACCGTGTCGGCCTTATTTCCGCCCTGATGAAACTTTCATCCTCCCCCCAAGATTTCGCCCGGGTTGAGCGGATGCGCAGTTTCTCTTGACAGATGCAATAGCTATTGTTATTGCCTTTCAGATAGTTGCGGCCTATCATTCCGGTTAATGGCATCCACCGGGCCTATCGGTGAGTTTGATAAGGGGTCACAAAATGGCAGTAGATACCGATGTGCAGGACGTGAACGACCAGGCCAACAACCAGGACGAAGAGCAAACGGGCGGTGAGACGCCGACCGGTGGCGAAGCGGACCAGGGCGGCGGCGAGGAAGACCACGTTGTAATCAGCATCGAGGGGGCAACGCCAGCCACCGAAGACGAAGAATTGGCCAAAGCGCCTGAATGGGTCAAGGAATTGCGCAAGAACGACCGGGAGAAAACCCGCGAAATTCGCAAGTTGCGTGAAGAATTGGCAGCGGCAGCAGCGCCGGCCACCAAGCCGGAAGCCGTGAAGAAGCCCACTCTGGCCGATTGCGAGTACGACGAAGATGCGTTCGACGCGAAGATGACAGCCTGGTACGAGCAGCAGGAATCCGTCCGGGCAGCACAACGCGAGAAAGAGCGCGCCGAGCAGAAGGCAAAGGATGAATGGCAGGCTCGTGTCGATGCCCACACCAAGGCGAAGCAGGCCTTGAAGGTGCCCGACTACGAGGACGCAGAAGAAACCGCCAAGGAAATCTTCAACGTCACCCAGCAAGGCATCATTGTCAGCGGTTCGGACAACTCGGCAAACGTCATCTACGCACTGGGCAAGAACCCAGCCAAGGCCAAGGAACTCGCCTCGATTACCGACCCCGTGAAATTCGCTTTCGCGGTTGCAAAACTGGAGACTCAATTGAAAGTTACCACCCGCAAAGCCCCCCCCGCGCCAGAGCGTCAAGTCCGTGGCACCACGGCTGTGGCCATCGGCGCAGGGGACGCAGAACTGGAACGCTTGCGTGCAGATGCTGAGAAGACCGGCGACCTTTCCAAGGTGCTGGCCTACAAGAAGCAGAAGCGCGCGGCATAACAACCCCAAACTCACAGGAATATGTCATGAAAAACTACCGTATCCGCACCATCGCCGCCGCCTGCATGGCACTGGCCCACGCCGCAGGTCAAGCGCTCGCCTCCAGACTCGACAAGGATGGCCTGGCCCTGGGCAGCAATGCCTTCAACAAGGAAGAGCGCGTCGCCTTCGAAGACGTGCTGGAAAAGTTCAACGACCAGCTCGTGCTGTCGCGCAACGTCACCAAGTACCAGACCGACCAGGTGATGATGGAGCGCACCAACGACACCATCTGGCGCCCGCAGCCGTACATCGCCCAGTCGCACGATGGCACCGATGCAACGGCCAACTTCGATGAAGCTACCCAGCTCGCCGTGCCGGCCACCATCGGCTATTCGAAGCACTCGACCGCGATCCTGACCGCGACCGAGCTGCGCGATGCGCTGCAAGAAAACCGCCTGGGCCAAGCCGCGGCGCAAAAGCTCGCCTCCGATATCAACCTGTCGGTGATGACCGTCGCGGCGCTGCAAGGCACCATCGTGGTCAAGCGTTCGGCCGCGGCCTCGGGCTTCGATGACCTGGCCGAAGCCGAAGCGCTGTTTAACGAGCAGGGCGTCAATGCTTTCGAGCGCTACATCGCGCTGTCCACCCGTGATTACAACGGCATGGCCTCGAACCTGGCCGCGCGCCAGACGATGCAGGGCAAGCCGACCACCGCGTATGAAAAGGCGTTCGTGGGGCACCTGGCCAACTTCGACACCTACAAGCTGGACTACGCAGTGCGCCAGGCGGCAGCGGCAGGCGGCGGCGCACTCACCATCAACACGCTGGTGGCCGGCGCCAACTTCTACACCCCAGTGGCCAACCGCACGTCCTCGACCGGCGAATCGGGCAACGTTGACAACCGTTACCAGACCGTCACCGTGTCGTCCACGACCAACGTTGCGGCCGGCGACTGCTTCACCGTGGCCACTGTCAACGCCGTGCACCACATCACCAAGGGCGACACCGGCCGCCTGAAGACCTTCCGCGTTATCTCGGTTGCTTCGGCCACCACGATGGTCATCAGCCCACCGATGATTACCGCGCAGGGCGGCACCGATGCGGAAATCCAGTACCAGAACTGCGTGGTGAACACCCCGGCCGCCAACTCGGCCATCGTGTTCCTGAACACGGTTGCTGCCTCGGTCAACCCGTTCTGGCAGAAGGACGCCATCGAAATCCTGCCAGGCCGCTATGCCGTGCCGACCGACGCAGGCGTACAGGTGATGCGCTCGACCGTGGACCAGGGCCTGGAAGTGGTGATGCAGAAGTTCTACGACATCAACACCATGAAGACCAAGTATCGTTGGGACGTTCGCTGGGGCGTCTGCATGAAGCAGCCTGAAATGGCCGGCATCATGCTCTTCTCGCAGACCTAAGCGAGCAGCAAAACAGGCGGGGGCTTCGGCCCCTGCTTTTTCAATTCTTCGAGGGAAATATCATGGAACAAATTGTCTACGAAAATGGCACTGCCAAAATCACCATCCCGGCCGCTTCGAGCATCGCCGTGTACAGCGCGTCCACCGCAACGGTGTCGCGCCTTGTCGGCTACCCGAACATGCCTGAATCGAAAAGCGTACTGGGCGTGGTGAGCAACGGCCAAACTGTATTCGGCCCGTATGCCAGCGGCGCAACGGTCATCGTTGACGCCGGCCCATCGGTGGCCAAGTACGAGGTTGGCGTTTCGCCAGTGGTGCAGACCTTCTACGCCACGCAATACCAGCCGGTCCCGGTTGCGCTCAATGCTACTGGCGCCATCACTGCCGCTGCCATGCTGGGCGGTATCGTCACCTCGACCACGGCCGCCGCTGTCGCCGGCACCATGCCAACCGGCACCGTGATGGATGCGGCGTCGTCGTTTGCCATCGGTGATTCGTTCGACTGGTCCGTGATTGCCACGGGCGCCAATGCCTTCACGGTCACGGCCGCGGCCACGCATACCATCGTCGGTACCGCTGTGGTGGCAACCGCTACTTCGGGCTACTTCCGCACCGTGAAGACGGCCGCGAATACCTTCGTCACCTATCGCATGTCGTAAAACCCCGCGCGGGCCAGGTCATCGGCCCGCGCTACCGGAGTGAAAATCATGGAATTCCCGCGTTTGATGTTCCGCTCGCCAGGGTCAGAGCAATGCCAGGGTGGCACCTATTCCCATAAGCTGGTGCAGGACGAAGAAGAATTCTCCGCTGGCCTGGCCGATGGCTACCACGGCACGTTGCCCGAAGCGCTGGCCCCGGCGCCCGTTATCGTTGCTGCCAAGCTGGCCGAACCTGACGACGACGCACCCCCGACGAGTGCGGAGCTGCGCGCCAAGGCGATTGAACTGGGCATCAAGGTGCACCACAAGGCCAGCGATGCAACCGTGCTTGCCGCCATCACCGCCAAGCTGGCCGAGGCGTAATCATGGGTTGGACAAAAGCACAGCTCGTTGATGAAGCGTTCGGGGAAATCGCACTGGCCGGCTATGTGTTCGACGTCGGCCCGGAGGCGCGAGAAAGCGCCCTGCGCCGCCTCGATTCGATGCTGGCCCAGTGGAACGCCACCGGCATTCGCCTGGGCTATGCGCTGCCGTCCAGCCCCTCCAATTCCGATATCGATGCAGAGTCGGGCATTCCTGATTCTGCATACGAGGCGGTATTCATGAACCTGGCCGTTCGCATCGCTTCCGGGTTCGGCAAGACGCTTTCGCAGGACACGCGCAACGTGGCCAAGGCCGCCTATGACACGCTGCTTGCACGCGCCGCCTTCCCACCGCAGCAGCAGTTGCCCAACACGCTGCCGCAGGGGGCCGGCAACAAGCCATGGCGCCGGAACGATTCGCCATTCATGCGCACGCCTGTTGACCCGCTCGTGGGCACGCAGGGCGGCGACCAAATCGAATTCGAATAGGAACCAAGAATGACCACCATCAACCAATTGGCCGCTGCCGACGCGGTGACGGCCGGGGATCAAATCCCGATCTACCAGGCAGCAAACGGAGACGCCCGCAAGGCGTCTGTTTCGCTTTTCGCCACCTACATTCAATCGCTGCTGACGCCGGCCAGCGGGGAGGAGGCGCAGTATTACTCCCCAGCGGCTACCGGGTTCTCGGTGACCATCGCGCCGACCACCGCGGGCGGCAGCGTGTACCTGCTCATGACGCCGTTGGCAGGCTATGCAGCTGGAACGATCGTTCTGCCCGCGCTGGCCGCAGCCGAGGATGGCCAGGAAGTCCTTGTGACCAGCACGCAGGCCGTCACCACCTTGACGGTGAGCGGGAACGGCGCTGTGGCAGTCAACGGCGCGCCCACCACCCTGACCGCCAACGCGTTCTTCCGTCTTCGCTATGACGGCGTCAATCAATCGTGGTACCGCATCGGCTAAGGAGGCCATCATGACCGCACGCCAACCGTTTTACCCTCACTTTGGTGAGAACCAGGTTGTAACCCCCGCCGTGGCTTCCGCATCGAGCGCGATCAACATCAACGACAAGCAGATCCGCATCTGCAACTCGGGCGCCAACATCGGTTTCTTCCGCACGTACAACTCATTGGGCGGCACGGTGGCCCAATCGGCTACCACTGCGGATTGCCCGGTGCTTGCGGGCGGCACGCTGGTGGCCACCAAGGGCGCCGACCACGACGCGGTGGCTTACATCTCCGCAGCCGGAACCACGTTCCAGGTGATGACCGGAGAGGGCGGCGTGTGAGGCGGTCAAGCGTCAATCGCGGTCCGGAACTGAGGCAGCTTCAGCCGCTTCTATCCAACACGTCCCCTGCGGCAGAGGCGGTAACGCCTATCCCAGGGGACAGGGGGATGGCCGCGAGGGACGATCATAAGCACCCCCGCATTTCCAGCGCTACCGTGGGCGTATTGGGGGCCAATGGCGAAGCGACTGTTGTTTTTACGCGGTCGTTCCCCGTTATCCCAGCTGTCGCCTGCCTTCTATTTGAGTCGGCAGACAGCCAGCCGGTAATTTTCAAGGTGAAGACCTGGGCGAGGGACGCGCAGTTGAATTACACCGGCTGTGTTATCAAAGGGTATCGAAGCGCGACATTGCCATCTATGAGCGGTGTTGTGCTGGTGACAGGGGTCATTGCTGCACTTAGCAATTTCAACGTGTTTAGTGGAAACGCCAACGGCGCCCAATTCTGCTGCCTGGCAATCTTACCTTCGGCATGACATGCAAATTCCAATCTTGAACGGTTCTTTTTGTGACGAGGCCCCGGATTTCCGGTCATCCTATCCGCGCAACATGATCCCCGTTCCAAAGCAGCAAGGCATTTCCAACGGGTACCTGCGGCCGGCAGACGGGATTTCCACATTTGGCACGGGCCCAGGCTCTGACCGTGGGGCTATCACCTGGCGCGGCGTCTGCTACCGCGTCATGGGCACGCAGCTGGTGACCGTCAGCGACACTGGCATCGTTACGGAGCTTGGCTTTATCGCTGGTGACAGCATGTGCACGTTGGATTACTCGTTTGACCAGTTGAGCATTTCAGGCGGTGGCAACCTGTATTACTGGAACGGCGCTACCCTCACGCAAGTGACGGATACCGACCTTGGCGAGGTGGTGGATCATCTGTGGGTCGATGGCTATTTCATGACCACGGACGGCGCGTTCCTGATCGTCACCGAACTCAACGACCCAACCGCCATCAACCCGCTGAAATACGGCAGTTCGGAAGCCGATCCAGACCCGATCCTGGGCTTGTTTAAGCTGCGCAACGAGGTGTATGCACTGAACCGCAACACCATCGAGCAGTTTAACAACATCGGGGGCGCGAACTTCCCATTCGAGCGCAACGAGGGCGCCCAAATCCAGCGCGGCGTGCTTGGCACCCATTGCGCAACCATCTTCATGGACACGATTGCCTTTCTCGGCGGCGCGCGCAATGAGGCCCCTTCTGTTTGGCTGGGCAACAACGGATCAAGCCAAAAGATTGCCACCCGCGAAATCGATACGCTGCTGATGGATTACACGGAAGCGCAACTGGCTTCGTCTGTGATGGAGGCGCGCGTTTTCAAGTCGCACGAGTTGCTTTACCTGCACTTGCCTGACCAGACCCTTGTCTATGACGGCAACGCCTCGCAAGTCATCCAGGAGCCGGTCTGGCACACGCTGACAACCAGTGTCGTTGGCCTTGGCCAGTACCGCGCGCGCAGTATCCTGTGGTGCTATGACCGCTGGCTGTGCGCCGACCCGGCAAGCGCGGCCCTGGGCGAGCTGCTGGATACCGTATCCACGCACTACGGGGAGACTGTTGGATGGGAATTCAACACGCCCATCATCTATAACGAGTCGCTGGGCGCCATCATTCATCAACTGGAACTGGCCACCCTTCCGGGCCGCGTGCCACTTGGCGCTGACCCAGTGGTGTGGACCTCGTATTCTATCGACGGGGTGACATGGGGCCAGGAGCGCGCCTGCCGCATCGGAAAGCAGGGCGACCGCACCAAGCGCACCACATGGCTCAACTGCGGCTCCATGCGTAACTGGCGCATTCAGAAATTCCGCGGCACCAGCGACGCGCATGTGTCCATTGCGCGGCTTGAGGCGAAAATGGAGGCGCTCAATGGCTAGAATCGGGCGTGACGTACTCAAGCAGTTCCTACCCAACCATGAAACGATTGTGGCCTTCGAAAAGCTGCTGAAGTTCATGGACGATTCGCCAAGCGACTTCGAAGAACTACTGGCGCTGGTGAGCAGCATTAAGAGGGTCAACGTGGCCGACATTTCCGCCAGGTTGAATAGCCTGGAAGTGCCGACGCCACGGAGCGGGCAAGATGCACGGCTCGCAGCAAGAACAGCAGAACTTGAGCAAATGCCGCTGCAGTCTGCCAACCTCTCAAGCATCCTTCAGCGGCTGTCGGCACTGGAGGCGAACCAGGCAAGGCGCGAAACCCAAACCGCACTGAACCAGCGGATTACCAAAATCGAAAACTTTTTAGGGATCTAAAATGGCACTCTCCTTCACCCCTCTGTTTGACCCGAAGCAAGTAAATAACGCTGCTGTCGATACGCTCTTTACCGTCAGCGGGTCATCTACGGCCAACATCGCGCGCAATATCCGCATCCGTTTCGCCAACACAACAGCTTTGCCGGCCACCATCAAGGCGTGGGCAATCCCATCTGGCGAGACGGCCGTCGATGAAAACGTGTGTCTTCCGGCTGTAACGGTGGCTGCAAACGACTACATCGACGTGGATATCCCTGTGCTTAAGTCGCTCGGCTTCGTGCAGGCCCAGGCCGGCACCGCCACCAGCATCACGGCGTCGTTCCTGGATGGCTTCGTGCAAGGATAGTCTGTAACTATCTTGTTTTCCGCTGTCAATAGTTTCTAGATATAATCCCCGACACGCGCCCGGCAGGCGCGAGCTGAGTTTTTAGGCGCCCAGCGGCCGAAACCACCCCAGGACGGGAGAGTTTTATGCTGTTGGACGCCCAACAACCTCAAGAACAGAAGGCCGCTGTATCTGGCCAAGTCGCCACCATGCGCGACCTGATGCATTACGACCCCGAAGCGGGCGTTATCACCTTCAACCACGGCGGCGCAGCCACTGCACTGGTGCGCGAGTTCATCCGTTCCATGCAAACGGGCCTGAGCGGCCTACCTGGCGCGCTGGAAGGCCTTCCTGTCGAGCAGATCGCTATTGATGGCATGGTCGCGCGCACGATCTTCATCCCAAAGGGGATGCTGTTGGTGGGCAAGGTGCACAAGCTGGCTTGCCTGAACATTGTTCTCAAGGGCGACATCAGCATCTTGACGGAAAACGGATCGGGCCGGCTTGTTGCCGGTCAACAGGCGGTATCCCCCCCAGGAATTCAGAAAATCGGCTTTGCCAATGATGACACCGTGTTCATGAACGTGTTCCGCACGGACGAAACCACGCTGGAAGGCATTGAAGACGCTATTGCATGGCCTGACCTTGCGGCGTTTGACCGCCACTTGGCCCAGGCTACCCCCGTAATCGGAAAGGATTAACCATGTCTATTTTTGCTGCTGGCGCGGCCATTGTCGGAACTGTTGGCGGTATTTGGTCAGCCAGGAAAGGGGCGCAGGCGGCACAGTCGGCCGCTGATTCGCAAAGCGAAAGCGCGCAGCTCGGTATCGAGGAACAGCGCCGTCAGTTCGATGCCATCCAGAAGCTGCTGTCGCCGTATGTGAATGCCGGCCAGCCTGCCCTAACCGGCCAACAGGACTTGCTTGGCCTGAATGGGCAGCAGGCGCAGCAGGGTGCGATTAACGGCATCCAGAATTCAGCGCAGTTCGGCGCGCTGGCTCAGCAGGGCGAGAACGCCATCTTGCAAAACGCATCTGCCACCGGTGGGCTGCGCGGCGGGAACACCCAGGGCGCGCTTGCCCAGTTCCGGCCGCAGCTCTTGAATCAGCTGATCGACCAGCAGTATGGCCGGCTGGGCGGGTTGGCGCAGATGGGCCAAGCATCGGCGGCCGGCGTCGGCGCGGCAGGGCAGCAGACGGGCAACCAGATTACCGACCTACTCGCACAGCAAGGGGCGGCACAGGCAGGCGGGCAACTCGCACAGGGCCGCGCATTCGGCCAGATGGCCAACTCATTTACTGGCAACCTCGGCACATTCATCGGAGCGAAATTCTAATGTCCCCAATCGACTACAGCGGCGCGTTTGCTGCACAAGACCCATCGGCTACGCTGATGGAAGGCATCAAGAACGGCGTGGCCATCCGCGGCATCCAGGACCAGCGCGCGCTTGCCGAACAGGCCAAGTTGCGGGACGCTGCCATGCGTGCTGACCTGGCCGAACTGAGCGCGAACCCGACCGCTGCCAAGATCGGCCAGTACAGCCTGAAGTACCCGCAGTTGAGCGAGCAGTTCAAGCGCAGCTATGACATGTTTGCGCCCGAAGAAAAGGCCGCAAAACTGAACGAGGCAACGCAGATTTTTACGGCGTTCAACAGCGACAAGCCAGACGTGGGCCTGCGCCTGATGCGCGACAAGGCCAAGGCGCTGCGCAATGCTGGCGACGAGCGCGGCGCCGGCGCAACCGAGGCCATGGCCCAGGTGTTCGAAATGGATCCGAATTTCGCCAAGGTCAACATGGGCAACATGCTGGCCGCAATGGCTGGGCCTGAGAAATTCGCGGCTGCATACGGCAACATGGGCGACGAGGCCCGCGCCAAGGAGCAGGCGCCTGCTACCCTGTCGAAAGCCGAGGCCGAAGCCATGAAGGCCGGCGTAGAAGCTCAGGTTGCGCAGGATACGGCCGGCATCAAGGTACAGCAGGCCAGAGAGGACGTAGAGACGACGCGGGACAAGCGCCGCATTGCCCAATTGGACACCGAGATTCAGCAAGCCGACAGTGAAACGAAGCGCGGCCAGCTCATTCTGGAGCGCGACAAGCTGATCGATTCGCAGCGCCTCAAGGCCCTAGAAACAGGCGAGGCGGCACAGTCGCAGGTCGATAGCGCCCAGCACGCCCTGAACACGATTTCCAGCCTTCTTGCTGACCCGCTGATGAAGGACACCACGGGCAACACCATTGCGGGCATTGGCACCGGCATTGGCCGCCTTCTGGCCTATATCCCCGGCACCGAGAATAAAGACTTCCGGGGGCAGCTTGAATCGCTGAAATCTCAAGTCTTCCTGCCGGCCGTCCAGCAAATCAAGGGTATGGGCGCGCTGTCGAATGCCGAGGGCGAGAAGCTGACCGCCGCGGTGGCCGCGCTCGATCCTGACATGAGCAAGACGGCGTTTCGGAATGCCATGGGCGTGGTTGAGCGCTACATGACCAAGGGTCTGCAAAAAGGGCTGTCCAGCAAGGCCATTCCGGTGCAGGGCGGCGGCTTTGTTGTCAATCACCCGACCTTCGGCCCGGTAAAAGAAGGCGACGTGAACCGCCTCATGAAGCAGTTCCCCGGCGCCACGCGCGATCAGGTGCTGCAATACCTCAATTCCACGGGGGCAAAATAATGGCCGGCAAGTTCCCCGAGGCATACACCGACCCGCTGTATTCCACGCTTGATTCTGGCAACGAAAGCAAGCTCGGCCTGCCGGTGGGGCTGCTGTCGTCCATCCGCACGGCCGGCGAGAAGTCGAACGCCAGCGCCACCAACAAGCTCGGCACCTCGTCGCCGTACCAGTTCATCCCGGCCACGCGCAAGGCAATTCTGGACAAGTACGGGATTGACGTTCTGCTCAGCCCTGAGAACGCTTCAGAAGGCGCTGGCCTACTGCTGAAAGAATCGCTCGATCGAAACGACAACAATATCGAGCGCGCGGTGCGCGAATACCACGGCGGCACGGACCCGGATAACTGGGGGCCAGTCAACAACGCCTACGCCAAGCGCGTGTTGGCAGCACAGAGCGGCGCCAAGTCTGCAGCGCTCAGCAGCGGCTTTGCCAAATTCATGGCCAACAACCCGGCTATTCCGGCCAATCGCAGCCTGTCCGCACCCACGGCGGCCGAGAGTGTGGCGCCTGTGTCGGCAGAAGCCCCGGCAACCGACGCCATGGCCGCAGGCTTCGGGAAGTTCCTTCAGCAGCAGCAAGCGCAAACCACGGCAAAGACCGCGCAAGCAGCCACAGCACAAGCAATGCCAGCCGAACCTACCTTCGTGGACAAGTTGATCGGCGCCGGCGAGGCGGGCTTGACCCTAGCCACTGGTGCAACTGGCGGTACCGTGGGCATGTTGGGCGGCTTCATTGGCGGCGTTCCTGCTGCGATTGCAACCGGTGAAATTGGAAGCCAAGAGGGCGTGCGCAACGTCGAAGAAGCAACTTTTCAGGGCATGCGGGGCTTGACCTACCAGCCGCGCACGCAGCTTGGCCAGGAATACGCTGGCAACGTGGGCGAAGTAATGATGCAAGCCGTGCCAGCGCTTCCGCTGACGGCCGAAATGAACGCCATTGGGCGCATTGCTGCGAACGCTGGGCGCGCTGGCCGCGTGGTGGGTGGCGCGGCAGCTCAAGCTGCTACCGACCGCATGAGGGCGGCAGCGCCGAACGTCGCCGCCCGGGTTGACCGGGTGATGCGCCGGAACCCAGCCCCCGACGCCGCCCCGGCCGCCGTACCCGCTGCCGCAGCGATGACCCCGGAGCAGATCGCGCGCTTGGCCCAGCTGGACGAACAGGTGGCCGGCGCCCCGTCGCGCCCAATCACGGCCGCTGACGGCACCCCGCTGGAACTGCCTGGCCGTGCACCGCGCCGCCTGAGCGAGGCCGAGGCAGCAGAGCAAGCAGCATTGCAGGCCCAGCGAGCCGCCCAGGAAGCCGCAGACGCCGCGCCAGCGATTCCAGCCGCAGATACTTCAACGCCGACGCCCGGAACGCTTGGCAGCGCTGGCGCGGCAGGTACCGACATGCTGGCGCAGCGCCGCGAACTGGCCGGAAGGGTAGGCATCGAGCCGACCTATGGCCAGTTGACCCGCGACCCGCAGAACCTTCGCTTCGAAGCCGAGATGGCCAAGGGGCCGCAGGGTGCCAAGCTGGTGGAGCGATATTCGCAGCAAAACGCGCAGATGATGCAGCACTTTGACAACCTAGTGGACATGACCGGGGCGGAAGCTGCCGACTTGGCCGGGGTTGGCCGCGCGGTCGATAGCGTGCTGCGCAAGGAACTGGCGCGCGACAAGAACGAAGTGCGGGTGGCATACCAGAAGGCAGACAAGTCGCCCGAGGCTGCGGCGCCCGTGGTGCTGGAAGACGCGGTACAGTTCCTGAACGAAAGCGCCCCGGACCAGGCTGTCTCCCCGCTGCTGGTAGCCGCCCGTTCGCGCGCGCTGAAGCTTGGCGTAGCCAAGGAGGGCGCAGACGGCGAACTGGTGGCCATCCCTACTACCGTCAAGAATGCTGAATTGTTCCGCCGCGCCGTGGGCAGCGCTACCGACTTCGAGCCGACCAATATCCGCAACTCGGCAATCATCAAGGGCGCCGTGGACACCGCGACAGAAGCTATCGCCGGCCCGATGTACCGCAGCGCGCGCCGCCTGCGCGAGAACTTGGGCAACAAGTACGAGAACCGGGGCATGGTGGCCGACCTGCTCAACAACAAGCGCGGGATGAAGGACCGGAAAGTGGCTGTTGAGGACGTTTTCAAGCGAACCATCTTGAACGGCACGCGCGAAGAATTGAGCCACCTTCGTAGCGTGCTGCAGGCCGGTGGCGATACCGGGAAACAGGCCTGGAAAGAATTGCAGGGCGCCACGGTCAATTGGATCAAGGACGAGGCTTTTACCAACACGGCCAGCGATGCAACCGGGAAAACGATCCTCTCGGTTCCGAAGCTGGCCAATGCCGTCAAGAAGCTGGAGCAGGGCGGCAAGCTGAAGTTTATCTTGGGCGGCGAGCAGGGCGCCCAGCACATGCGCGACCTGGTGGACCTGTCCAAGGTGATTTACACGGCACCGCCTGGCGTTATCAACCACTCCAATACCGCGAGTGTGCTGCTGGCTGCGCTGACCGAGGCTGGCGCTGTCGGCACTATGACCGGGTTACCTGTTCCTGTTCTGTCCGCCCTGCGCGCCTTGTCTGTGCATGCCAAGAACAGGGCAATTCAGAAGCGAATCGATGCGGCGCTTTCAGGGCGGGACTACAAAGCCCCTAAAAACCCAGCTACTTTTTAACGTATCACAGAGGAATAGGAAACATCATGCTTCCAGTAGAACCGCCATTCAAGATTTACACGGGAACAGACGGCAAAGCGTTGGACCGTGGGTACATTAATCTTGGCGAGCAAAACGAAAACCCTATCACCGCCCCTGTTACGGTGTACTGGGACCAAGAGCTGACGCAGCCAGCAGCGCAACCGCTTCGCACGGTCAACGGCTATATCGTCCGCGCCGGCACGCCAGCAAACATTTTCGTGGATGGCGATTATTCCATTCTGGTTCGTGATTCCAAAGGCCGCCAGGTGTTCTATGGACGGGACTCGCAAGACTTTAACATCGGCAGCATTATCCTGATCGCTCTCGGGCTGCCAGGCGGCGCCGCCAATATCGGTGGCGGGGCGCAGGTTGTCTCCACCATTGCGGGCCTGCGGTTGCTGAAGAAAACGAAGCCTTCAAAGAGCGCCATCGTTACCGGCTATTGGGCTGAAGGCGACGGCGGCGGCGGCCAGTATTATCTTGACGTAAGCGACAACGTCAGCACCGACAACGGCGGGACAGTGATCGTTGCGGCCGATGGTGGCCGCTGGAAGCTTCAGCACACCGGCTCCGTAAATATCAAGCAATTTGGCATGTTGGCAGACTGGGATGGCGCAACAGGTACGGACAACGGCCCCAAGTTCCTGGCGATGATTGCTGACGAAGATGTCACGACCATTACCGGCGCGCTCGGTTCCTACTGGTTCGGCTTCATTACCGGTGATACCGTGGCGTTCCCGATTACCCGTGACATCGACATTGACTGGTGCAATGCCGACCTTGTGTGCACTGGCGACAACACCGGAGCGTTTGCCTCGACGGTGTTCTGCCGATTCACGGATTGCCACACCTTGATGCGCAACTACACATTCGAAGACACAGCGTTTTTGTTTGCTGGGCCGAGCCGGGGCGTCATGCCAATCCTGATCCTTGCTGATGCCGAGGATACTTACGGCCACAGCATCGGCCCTTGCCGCGTAAAGAAAGGCCAATCGCTGATTACCGCGGCCTCATTAAATCCAATGACTGCACGCAGCCGCAAGATTTCTCTGGTTGGCGCGTGCAGCGGGGACCAGGTGTACTACGGGATTAACCTGGCCAATAACGGCGACTCGGTGGACGGTAGTTTCCGGGTCAATGAAAGCAATCGGGCGCTGTTTATCTACGGCGTGGACGGCTGCGATGTTGAATTTACGGCCGAATTTGGACAGCCGGCGAGCGCGAACATGCTCATTTCTAATTCTGGCACCGGGTACCCGATGACCAGCAATATCAAAGTTCGCGCGAAGTATAACGTTCTGAACGGCCCATTTGTCATTGCCGACCAACCGACAGCAAACGGCAGCGGGGTGTATGAAAATTTAGACATCGTGGTCATGTTCGAAAGCCTCGGCACGAACATTACGGCCAGCGACCCGATCATCCGAATTGGCGCTTACGCTGTCGATGGAACGCTTTACACCGTCGAAAAAACCGTATCCACAGCAAATATCTCAATCGACATGCGCGTGAATGCCGCAATCGGCAACCTTGACGTCCCAATCCAGGTGTACACGCCATCGCCAAATTATGGCTTACTGATCCTGACAAAGGAAAGTCAATACAACCGCTTTTACCTGTTCCCACAGAACGCGGCAGGCGCTTACATGGGCCCAGTGTTGGAAGTAGACGGACGGGTATTCCGCTCCGTCAGTGGCGATTTGACGGCGGCAACGGCCGTTGTTGTGCTCCCTTCCAAGTACCTTTCACCGGTCAACAGGAACACGGAGATTACCGGCAACCTTCGTGTGCAAGCAAGGAACGGCGTAGGCGGAGGGGTCTATACAATCCGGGAATACCTTATTATCGGGCAGCTAAACAGCTTGGGTGAATTCACGTTCATTCAAAGCTCACTGACAGGCGATAATTCAACTGGTGGCATCAACCCGATTTTCACAATTGATGGTGTAGCCGGTGGCTTGCGGGTAAGCTCGACTCTGTACACCAATGCGTTCGCTCAATTAACAGCTTCGTTCTCGTCGCTGTAGCAATTTCTACAACCAAGAAAGGGAAATTATGTATCATTCGAAATGCAATATGGCGACAGGCGGCAAAGGAAAAACCCGGCCAACCAAAGAGCCTGTACCGGCGCCTAAGAAAAAATGAAGCGCAACAGTTGGGTGGCAAGGCTGACATATGGCTTTGTCCTCTGGCTAGCTGGCGTTATGCACCACATTATTGTGCAGAACGTCAGCAATACACCAGAAGGAATGCTGGTGTACCACACGTCAGCGGCAGCAACCGATTACATGCTGCTGATTTGTTCCTCTTCCTTCCTGTATGGCCGCCTGGCCGATGACATGCAGATGTTCTGCTTGTTCTCGATGGTGGTCAATTTCACAGGGTGGGTTTTGTACTTGGCCTATGCCCCGCCAATTTCGTATAACTATGCGATTGAGGTATTAGGCTATGTGCAGTACGCAAGACTTATTTTGGTGGGCATCCATGGGACTGATCGTGCTAGGGACTATCTCTTTTGCGGTCATGATCCTATCGGCCCGGAACTACATCATGAAAAGGCGAAACGATGAATTATCGCGAAGAATTGCAAGCCGCCGTCGAGGCCGTAGCGACAAACCCTAAGGTTACGATGGGGGTGTCTGCCGCTACTGCATCGCTCGGCGTGGCGTCTGCTGCGGAGATTATCAGCGGCGTACTGTCAGGGCTTGCAATCCTGGCCGGCATCATTGCTACAACCTTGCTCGCTCGGGTGCATTGGGCGCTGTACAAGAACCACGTGTTGCAGAACAAAATCCTCCGCCAGCAGTTTATCGAGCTTGGCGGCAACCCTGACGAGATTGAGCCATGACCCCACTCCGACTGCTTATCACCGCCATTATCCCGGCCCTCACTGAGCTGGAAGACAGCGGCATTCAAGACACCCCGTCCGCTCGCCGCATGCTTGTGGCTATCGCGCTCCAAGAATCTGGCCTTGCCAACCGTCGCCAAGTCGTCAGCGGGGGCGCTGAGAACGGCCCTGCGGCCTCGTTCTGGCAGTTCGAACAGGGTGGTGGCTGCAAGGGCGTCCTGGGCCACCACGCAAGCGCCAAGCGCATGCTGAAGGTTTGCAACGAGTACAACGTCATGGCCACGCCCGCGGGCCTGTGGGAGGCCATGCGGTACCAAGATATCGTTGCAGCCTGCGCCGCCCGCCTGCTGCTCTACACGCTGCCAGGCGCCCTACCAACGACAGCAGAAGAAGGATGGAAGCAATACATTTCCGTATGGCGGCCAGGCAAGCCGCACCCACAAAAATGGCAGGCCAACTGGGATGCCGCTGAACGTCTTATCAAGGAGTTCGCATAATGGCACCGCTTATCCCAATCGCAATGCAGCTTGCGCAGTTCGCGCCAAGCATCATCAAGCTTCTGACCGGCAGCAGCAAGGCGGCAGAGGTGGCCGGCCATGTGGTCAACATCGCGCAGACGGTCACTGGCACCACGTCGCCGGAAGCGGCCGTATCCGCGATCCAGGCCGATCCCGGCAAGATGCTGGACTTCCAGCTGGCCATGATGGACAAGCAGCAGGCGCTTGAGACTGCCTACCTGGGCGACGTGCAGAACGCGCGCGGGCGTGATGTAGAACTGGCCAAGGCTGGCCAGGTCAACTACCGGGCAAATGCGCTGGCCGGTGGCGCTGGCCTACTGGTGATTGGCTGCCTGGTCATCGTCGTTTGGGCAAGCCAGATGGACGACTTTGCCAAGGCCACCATCACCCTGATTCTCGGACGCTCGCTTGGCTGGATCGAACAAATCTTCTCGTTTGAGTTCGGCACCACGCGGGCGAACAAGACCAAGGATGACACGATCAACAACCTGACGAAATAAAAAAAGCCCGGTTCGAAGCCGGGCTTTTTCTTTACTGGCCGCGCCTGGAGTTTAGCCAGACCATCAGTAGGAATATTGCAATAGGCGCTAGAGCAATCAGGCCGATGGTGAGTTCATCGAGTAGTTCAGCGGTCATGGCTTGTCTCCCTCTGGCTGTATGGCGGCGACTGGTGGCGCTGGCAGTAGTTGGTAGTGCGTTGGGATAGCGCTGCCAATGCCGCAATATTCATCGCGCACCGTGTCGGGCTTATCGCCGCTGCGCTGCCAGTTCTGCCAAGCTGGAAACCAATACGCCTTCTCAACTTTATTCCAAGGCGCGCCCAAATACAGCAGCACCTCCGTGCCATCCTTCGGCGCTGTCTCAATCGGCTGCCACCCTGCCGCGCTGTCAGTGCTCGGTGCGCGATCCGGGGCGGCTCCACGCTCGGCGAGGAAGTCGCCTACATCAGATTCGAGCACGGCAGCCAGCGCCTTGATGGGATGCTCGACATGCGGCGGGCGTTCGTATGCGCGTGGCAATCGGCGGTACAGCCACAGCATCACGTTGAGGGCTTCGGCGGCAACTCCCCCGCCTCGCTCGTGCGTTCTGGAGCGGCAATTTCCAGCGCTTCCAACTTTTCGGCCTGCTCGCTTATGATTCGGTTTGCAGTTTTGATTGCTGCATTCTGCCGTTCGATAAAGGCATGTTGGCCCTTCATTATTTCGGCGGCCTTTTGCAATTCGCTTTTCCCCACTGGCGCAGCTTGTACAGCCGGGGCGGTGATATCGACGCCCATCAGCATGTTGCGGCCCCATAGCTCTGCGCTTGCATCGGGCGCAGCTTGCACAGGTGCTGGCGGGGCGTTGAGCAGTTTTTCCACATCGGAAAGTCGCACAAAGGTATCGTGGCTGCCGTCAGCTTGAAGCCACCAACGGTCAAGCGTCTCAGTCGCATCGCCAGCCGGTTGAGTAGCTGCGCGCTCAGTGGCGGCCAGGGCGGCGCGTGCTATCTGACGCATAGGCAATTCAGGATAAGGCGCGCTGCATTCCGCGATTTTGGTGAGCGCTTCCCGCAGGATCGCGACTGGGGTTTTTGTGGTTTCAGTGGTCATGCTGGTTCCTTGGTTGCGCGGCGGTTCATGTTCTGGTCTTTGAGGATTTCGGTGTAGAGCTTGATGGTCAGGCCAAGCACACCGAGATTAAGCAGGAGGATAAGCAGGCAGGCGACAAGCATCACTCCCCCTTCGCCGTTGTATTGCCGGCCAGGTGAGCTGCGATGGCGCTGTCGAAGTACGCACAACTTTCACTTGCGCAGCCTGATTCTGACTGGCACCGGCAAAGCCGATACCCCAGCGCGCACGGAATCGTTGGCTCATCTTCGATATCCGCATCCGTCAGTCCCCGCGCTGCTGGCGGCGTCGGTGCTGCTGCTGGATCAATGGCGGGGGCGATGGTGCTGGCGGCAGGTGTGTCCGACCATGACCAAGTAACGCGCCCATCCTCATCGTCTATTTGCGGCATCACGACACGCATCGTGCGGTTGCTGCCACGGTAGGCGCACAGCACTTCAACTTCGTGATCTTCACCGCGCATCATGCAGTTGGACGCGTAGTTATTGGCGAAGTCTTCAGGGCCGTCGCCGTAGCAATTTTCCGCGTCCTCGGCGTCCCAAAGCATGGTCGGCTCGTCGGTCACCCCGCCCGCTTCCTCATTCGGCACCGCCTGCAAGTCGGTCGGCTTGGCCTGCTCTTGCTGCGACGCCTGCAGTTTTTTAATAGCGCCAATCACATGGCCTTGTTCGACGACGGCGATATCGAGTCCGAGTGCAGCGATGATTTCGCACATCTTTGCGGACTCGGCCTGTACGGCGCTCCGCAGCGTTGCGATGCTGGCCTGCTCTTGAGTGGCATCAGCAATTGCGCTCTTGATGCGCGGCTGGAGAGTGCGAATTTCCGCGATAATTTCGGATTCGTAAGTTGAAGTGCTTGCGCATGCCGCGATGTATTGCGTGAATTCGAGCATGTCGCTCAGAAGTTGGTTATTCATGATTTGGCCTAGTTTTATTTGCAAGAAATGAGAAGGTCAAGGCGGTCACAAACCGCGTTATAGTATTTGCGGATATTGGGATCGCTGGCATCGCGCTCAGCACGCAATGCGTAGAGTGTCTTGCGCAAATCCAGCGGCTTCACGCTTTCGGTTACTGGTTGCGTGGATGGTGTCGGCAATGCTGGTGCATCGCTGCTGGCCTGCTCTTGGGCGGCTGGTGCATCGTGCATCGAGCGACCAGTCATTGCAGCCAGATAGCCCTGATACGTGTAGACGGTGCGATCTTGCAGGTAAGGGCGCACGTAGCCGTCGTATGGGACGCCGCCGACCGACAGCACTTTCACCTTCGCCGGGCGCAGATCGTATGTGCCGTCCTTCGCCGCCCATGCCTCGAATGCGGCCTTGTGGTCGCTGCTGGCCTGCTGCGCGAGGGCTGGGGCTGCAAGGGCGTGAGCTTCTTCGACGGCGCGACGAATGGCACCCATCATGTCGGCACCGCCCTTTACAGCATTGACGAAGGCCCGCACCGCACCTGCTACCTGCGCATCGGTTACGGCCAATTCGGCGCTCTGGATGGGCGCTGGCCGGTACAGCGGCATGCCCGTGTCCTCACCGACCGGCATCGCCTCGTGCGGCACGCCCTTGTTGTCGTAGAACGGGCCCAGCGCCGCGCCTTGCGGTAGCGACACCTCTTTCGTTGGATTGGTCAACTCCCTGCACTTCGGGTCGTGGGCCGTGCCCGCTGGCGCACAGCAAAATACGCAGCTCATTCCGGTCGAGCGTTTCAATTCTTCCATGTCGTTCTCCTGTGGGGCGCGCCAGCTGGGCCAGCGCGCCGATTTAATTACAATGCCCGGATGGCGTAGTAGACCGCTTTCGTGGCCTGCATATCGCCGCGCGCGCTGTGGGCGCCGTCGAAGTCCTTGCCGAAGAAATGGCGATATGCCTCGGTCAGCTTCGCCGTTTTCTTCTTCTCGCCGGACGGGCGCGCGTCGTTGATGATCTTCGTGCTGTTCGCCTGGGTGCAGTAGGCCGCGCCCGCCTTCCAGTAATCCGCAAACGATACCTGGCCGGCGCTGGTCTGCATGTCTTCGCCCGACCAGAACGGACAGCGCATGATGGCGATGCGCAGCATGCGCATGTCGAAGCTTTCATTGTGGCCACAGCGCAAATCCGCGTTGCACCACAGTTCGAGGAACGATTCCAGCGCCGACTTGATGGGTACGCCGTAGCGCTCGGCGTGGTCGGTGGTGATGCCGTGGATGGCCGTCAGCTCTGGCGTAATGATCCAGCCTTCGGGCCGGATCAGCAAGTCGACCGAGCCCAGCACCTGGCCGGTTTCTTCGACGCACAGCTCCGCGGCAATTTGAGCGATGTGCGGTTGGCACGGGTCGTTGCTGGGCTTGGAGAACTGGACCAGGCCGTCCGACTCTGTGTCGTAGAAAAGTATGGTCTTCATGCTGCCGCCTGTTCGCGCACGCCAGCGATCATGCCGTCTTCGACCCAGTACGCGGTGATGGTGTCGGCCAAGTCGGTGGGCAGCGTCTTCAAGGTGCCGAACAGCAGAACGGTATCCATCACATCGTTAAACGCCAGGCTGTCGAGCCATTCCAGGCACTGCGCGCGGCCCGGAAGGTCCAGCACGTCGAAGCGGTCCAGCATCAGGATGCGCAGGCCCGACAGCTCGGCTACCACTTCCGCGATCATGGCGTCGGCGCGCCACTGCTCGGACTCGCTCAAGAGCTGGTACGGGCGGTCATTGGCGGTGATGGCCATGTCCTTGGCAATGCTGACCGTCATCCAGCCGCTATCGATCGATGCTTGGTCGAGCGCGGCGTTGACCGGCTCCAGCGCCTCTTCCAGCATTTCGGCGGGGATGCCATCGGGCGCCAGCGCGTCGGCCACCTTGGTCCAGGCCACCACGTCGTTGTGGTGCCCCAGCGCCTGCTTGGTCTTGCCGGCAGCAGACTGGCGCGCCGCGGTGGCCGCCACGATGTCGAGGCGCTGGTTCTCGGCGGCCTGACGGTCGGCGCGTGCCTTCTGCAGCAGACCATCCACCTCCGCGATCTCTGCCGATGCGTCCACGGCTTCATCAGCGGGCGCCAGCGCGTCGTACTGGGCTTTCGCCTGCGTGGCGCTGTCCAGATCGCGCTGCAGGTTGCTGGCCCGGCTCTTGAGCAGCGCCAGCCCTTTTTCACGCTCGGGCAGCGCGGCCGGGGCTTCGGTGTCGATCTTGGCGCCCAGCTTGCCGTGTTCCTTTTCGTAGCGCGTGACCAGCAGCATGGCGTCGGCGGCCAATGGGTGATCGTTTTCCTTTGCAAAGTCGGCCAACAACTCCGCCATGTCGTGCACCAGCCCGATTCGCGCGGTGCCAGCGGCGCGTTCGCGCAGCGCCACGACGCCCGGCTCAAATTCCGCGATGTCCACCTTGTTGCGCTCGATCAGGTCGCGCAGGTTGTCGACCTTTCCGGCCGCTTCGGACAGGCTGGCGCGGCGCGCGGCGTTGTCCTGCGACGTGCGCGCAATCGACTTGATGTTGCCCAGGCTTTCCAGCAGGCTGGCGATGTTGCGGTCCAGGCTGCCCACCTTCTCGGCCAGCTGCGCAGCGTCGCCAGCAGGCAGATCCGGCACCGGCGCTTCCCATGCCGGCGCTTTGACCGCGCCATAGGTTTCGCCTGTCAGCGCGCGCCATGCGCCCTTGGCTTCGGTGGCCTTGGCCTTGGCGTGGTCGCACACGCTTGGGAACCCCGTGCGCAGCAGCGGCAGCACCGCGTCGATCTTCGCTTCTTCGCACGCCCATTTCTCGGTCAGCATGCGCGCCTTGACCACGCTGGCGCTGGGCTTGAGCTTCGTCAGGCCGAACAGGAAGGTGCGGCGCTCGTCGGCGGTCATTTGCGCGAAGCGCTGGCCGTACAGCGCCACCCGCATGGCGTCGGTAATTTCCGGGCCGACGAATTCGCCCTTGGGCATATTGAACGCGAAGCCCTTGTCCGGGTCGTTGTCGATGCCGATGTGCGCGCCGCCCGCCTTTTCGGTGCCGTGCACCAGCTTGCTGAATTCCTTCTTCAGGTTCACGTCGCGCACGGTGTCCTGGGTGATGGCGATGCGGACAGCTTCCTGAATGCTGCTCTTGCCGCTTCCATTCATGCCCGCGAACAGGGTCACGACGGTGGGGAGCTTGACGTTGATGCTTTGGATGCCCAGCAGGTTGTCGATTTGTACTGTGGTGATTTTCATTGTGTGCCTTGCAAAGAGTAGGGGCGAAAAAAAAGGATTTATGAGCGCCCTCCCGTTGCCGGGTTGGTCTAAGTGGTTGGTACCACCCAGGGCGCACATAAATCCTTACCAAATTTGCTATCGGAGACCAAGCCGACAGCGAATCATGCCATTTGATACGGTTTAGCGCAAGAACTATTCGACTTCGGCCGCCTTGCGGCTGGCGCGCTTTGCCTTCGGCGCCGGGGCCGCGTCGGCTGGCGCTTCCGCCTTTGTCACGCGCTTAGGTTTTGCATCTGCCAAGATTTCATCGCACTTTTCGATGGCAGCATCGATGATCTTTTCTTGCACCTGCAGCACCATGTCGGTCGGTGGCGCTGCCAGGAACAGGCTTTCTGCTTCCACGCGCGCAGCGCTGTGCGGGGTCTTCGTGATCAGCTCGACCTGCTCGAAGTTGTCGGGCTCTTCCTCTTCGTCGGCGCATTCCAGCGTGATGGGCACGACCTGGTTGAGCACGCGCATCAGCTTGGCGATGGCTTCCTCTTCGGGCTTCGAGAACTGACAGCGGAATTCCCACTCCACCGTGCCGCCTTCCTTCATGGTCAGCTTGAATTTGTTGGTCTTGCCGCCGCCCAGGATCACGTCGTGCGCAGCGTCTTCGGCGTCGTGCACGCGCAGCTTGGTACGCGGGATTTCCAGGTCGTAGGACTGCTGGCCCAGCATCGGGAAGCGCAGGTGCGGCATGTGGTCCGGGTTCACCAGGTCGCGCGTTTCGTTGGCGCGGTAGAAGGCCGCGCGCAAGTCGGGATGAAGCTTGGCCAGCAGGTTGTTGGCGCTGCTGAATTTAAATTTCAGGTCGCAGGCCGCCTCGCGCTCGTCGCCGTGCATTTCTGTCCTGATGTTCAGGTTGTCGAGCAGGCAGCGCTCGCGCACCAGGTTAAATAATTCAATTTCCATGGGTGGTTCCTCTTGGGTTGGTGGGTGAAACGATTATTCGGGTGCCGATGCAGCGCGGCGCGTGCGCTTGGCGCGCTCTGGTGCCTCCTGCTTGGCGTCGGCGGCGGCCGGCTTGTCCTGCAGCTCGGCCATGCGGGTGCGGTACATGGCGTTCAGCTCCCGGCGCAGGCTGGCATTGCCCACGTTGTCGATCAGGTCTTGCGCGTCGGCCAGTTGGTTCAACGTCAGCGACTTGTGGATGGCCGCGGCGGTGCTTTCGTATGCCTGCGACACCTCGGGCGTCAGCACTTCCTTGGCCGGCTTCTCAGCGTGGGCCGGTTCGGCGCCAGCGGGTGCCGTGGTGTCTTCCGGCTGCTTGTCCACCACCACGGTGGTTTCGACGGTCTCGGCGTCCGGGTGCTTGTCTTCGCGCTTGTCGCTGGCGGCGGCGCGCATCTCATCCAGATTGGAGGCGGCGTACTGCCCGTTTGGCTGCCGCTCGACATCGATCGTCGCCATGTCCTGCGCCTCCTCGGTCGACCGGCCCATGCCCATCACCACGTCCGGCGCGTGGATGTTGCCGAAGTAGGCGCCCGAGCGGTACAGCAGCATCAGGTCTTTCATGTCGGTCTGCCACTTGCTGCCGGACTTCGCATACCAGCCCTCTTCTACCGCCAGTTTCATGCTGACCTTGGGGCCGACGATTACCGGCAAACCGGCTTCCTTGGCCTGCGCCAGCGTGTTCACGCCGCGCGGGAATTCCATACCGTAGGGCAGTGCCCAGGCGATGCACACCCAGTTTTCCAATTCTACTGTGCGCTCCGCCATGTTGAAGCGGTTTTCTTCCTTGTTCCAGCCCAGTTTTTCCTTGTAGTTAGCCTTCAGCATGCCCATGTTCTGGAGGTCGAAACGCAACGGCGTGAAGCGGCGCGATGCGTTGACGGCGGCGATGATGAATTTGCCGGACCAGGACAGTTTGCCTTCGATGATGTTCGCGTTCTGCATCACTGCCGTGATCGACATGCCGACTGCCTGCGCCGTCTCGATGGCCACCAGGCAGTTGCCAAACGCGGAGGGGTTGTCCACCCACTCGACAATCTTTCCGCTGACCTTCTTCGGCAAAACAGCCTGGAAGATGGCCGGCACCGCATCGCTGGTCGAGAACGCGTGTGCGATACGCTGCGCCAGCGCGAAGCCGTTGCGCGAAAACATGTCGATCTTTTGGTCCGGGCCGGTGTCGACGGGCTGGGTTTTCAACTGGGCCAGCGTTTTGGGTGCTGGTGCTTCTGGTGCTTCTGCTTGCTCTTGCATGTGAATCCTTTCGGTGGTGGTTAAGCGTGATATTTGCAGGTACCCCAGCGCGCACAGAAGCGCTGGTCGCATAGTGCTGACTGGTCGTTCGGGGTGAATAGGCCAGTCTTGAAAATGTCGGCGGCCATTTCGATCAGGCCGCGCTCGGTGTCGGTGCCCAGCATCAGCGGGCGCGCGTCGAATATCTTGGACACGCCCACCTGGGTGTTGCTGGTCGTTTGCAGCGCCGTAATCTGCGCGCCGCCTACTTCGTCGTGATCCGTGTGTTCCTTCAAAATCTGGTAAGTGCCCAGCTGCGCGCGCTTGCCTTTCAGACTGACCACGCCGTCGGTACCGATCAGGCGCCCGCCGGTCTTCACATCGTTGATCACCTTGCCGTGCATGGTGCGCACGACGCGCGCCCGGTCCAGGGTGCCTTTCAGGCGAATGATCAGGTTGCCGCCGCAATCGATGTCCAGCGGCGCCAGCGGCTGCTCGACCGACTCGTATTCCATCGTCGGCGCGATCTCGGCGCAGTAGCGCGAATGCAGCTTCAGGCCGATCACCTCGGCCTGTTTCAGCGACAGCTTGGGGTCGCGCTCGATTTCTTCGGTGGGTTCCCACAGCGATTTCACGAACACGTCGGCCGCATCGTAGGCGCTGATCGGGGCCCCGTCAATGCGCGCCTGGTCAAACGCGGCCGTGCTGGCGTGGATGCTGGTGCCGAGCCAAGCGCGCAGGCTGCTGGGGCGGTACAGCTTCATGATCTGTTCGCCTTCAAAGCGGTATGCGCAATCGAACAGCGAGCCGAACGAGGACGCGCGCACCTCCACGATTTTCTTGCTCATGCATCACCCGCTGGCGTGATGCGCTTGACCGGCGGGAAGCGGCGCGCGCGCACTTCCGCGGCGATGGCATGGGCGCGCTCCAATGACGTGGGCGGATACAGGGCGGAGAATTCTTCTAGCGTGATGTTTTTCACCGGCCAAACCAGTGGGAACCCGTAGTCGTTGCGCGTCTCGCTCATAGTCCGGTTCCCCCTACCCAAAACAGCAACCCGTAGGCCATGACCAGCGTGGCGATGATGCCGAGCGCGCAATTGCGGCCACGGCGCGCGATGTCGAGCATATCGCGTTCAGCGTCACACATGCCCAGCGCCGGCATGCGGTTGCAGTCTTCCGCGTAGTGCGACGTGCTGCCGCAGCGCGTGCACAGCAGCGGCCAGCGCACCGAGCGCTTCACGGCGCCACCTGCTGAATCAAGCCGGTGCTGAACTTGCCGTTTTCGAAGTCGACCACGTTGACCATGGCCATGCTTTGGCGCGCCAGCGTGACCAGCATGCGGTCGTAATCCGCGATCAGGCCGCACAGGTCAAGCGCCCAATCAGGGAACGGCGGCTCGCCGCCCTTGGCCATGTCGTCGTTGTACTGCTTGATGGCCGCGCGCGCCACCTTTTCCAACTTGTCGGCGCGCTGCTTGGCCGCTGTATTGAGCATCATGCTGTTCTCCATGTGGTGCGCCGAATTGGCCAGCGCTTCTATTGGCAAAGCCGCCTCGTGGGCGGCCTGCGTGCTGCTGGGCGGGTGGTGTTATTCGTCTTCTTTGAAGCATTCGAGCGCGGCTGACAGGTTGCGTACTTTGCGTTTCAGGTTTCGAATTCCATCGGCCATGTTGAAGGCCTCGCATGCCTTGTTCGCGGCGGCTTCGCTAAAGAACGCAACGAAGTTATCTTCAAACCAAATTTGCCAGTAGCCGCCCGTTTCTTTGTAGAACTGGGAATCCGAGGGGAAGAACTCGACTTCGTATTTTGGTTCTTTGGCCATGATCTGCTTTCAGTAATGCGCCAGCTGGGTGACTGGCGCGGGGTGGATTCGTTTCTATAAGCGTTATCCTACGCACCGTAACCATATCAGTCAACAACAATCTCGTAATTTTATGCACATATATTCGTTGCATCAAGAAAAGAAGAAGCGTAGAATCCGAAACAGCACCACACCCTTTTAACTTCCTGGAACGGACATATGAAAACTACCAAAGAACACCCGCTGCTTGACGCCTTGATCGACGGAGTGACGGTGCGCAACGATGCCGATATTGCCCGCGTGCTGGGCATCGCCGCGCCCCAGGTGAGCAAGACGCGCCACGGCAAGATCGAGGTGAGCGACATCATGCGCGTGGCGATCATGCGCAATTTTAAATGGTCGCTCAAGCGCATTGACGATCTGGCGCCGCCGGCCTCCGTCGAGGAATAGGCTATGCATATCGTCGTGGTTAAGCAGACCGACGAGACGCTGGCAGAGCCTGCTGCCGGCATGGTGCGCCGGTTCCTGTTCGAGTTCTTCGAGGGCGCCACCGAAAAGGACACGCGCGCATGGCGCCGCTTCTGGCGCGCGATGAACGAGGCAACGACCGGTGAGTGCTTCAGTTTCAAGCTTGAGCGCCAGCGCCAGAACTGGCGGCATAAGAAGCACATGGGCATGATCAGCGCGATTTTTAAATCACAGGAACGCCTCGAAGATTTCGAGCAGTTCCGCTTGTGGATAAAAGTTGGCAGCGGCTTCGTGGACTGGTGCGCCGGCCCGCGCGGTGGCGTGTTCCCGGTGCCGAAATCGATCAGCTTCGACAAGTGCACCGAGGACGAATTTATCGCCTTCCACGATGGCGCTGTCGCCTTCCTGCGCACCGAACACGCGGCCAAGTACCTGTTCCCGAATTCGCCCATCTTCCTGGCTGAAACGGGCATCGAAAAAATCCTGTCGAAATACGAAGGGCAACCCAATGAACAATAAACCACGCGAGCGCTGCACCAACGCCACCCGGCAACGCGTCGACAACATCAAGCGGCTGATCGACAACCTGCGCGAGGTCGGCCGCATGCCGCGCGACGACATCTTTTTTTTCCTCTCCATGTCACCATCGGGCGGGCGCAAGTACATTCAGCAGCTGGCCGACGACGCAGTAGTCGTGATTGTGGACTTCGAAGCGGATCAGCCAAAGACGCGAGCCCGCATGCCAATCTACGCGCTGAATCCCCGGCCCGGCCTGGTCGAAGAGTTTCTGCGCACGCTGGACGAAATGCCGAAGAACCTGACGCAGCGCCGCGCGATGGTCGACCACACCGGCACCGTGCCGCGCATGCAGAAGGTGCAGGCCGAGAACGGGCGCCAGGTGCACATGCTGCGCGATGACGTGGAACACAAGCCGCGGTCGGTCAAGTTCCGCATTCCGGCGCCTGACCCGGTGCTGGCCGCGCTCTTCGGCCTGGCCGCGCCGGCTACTGCGGAGTCGCTTCTGTGACTGCCTACTACAACGAATTCGACCCATACGCAGCTACATGGCTGCGCAACCTGATCACTGCCGGGCATATCGCCTACGGCGTGGTCGACACCAGGAGCATAGAAGATGTCCGACCAAGCGACCTCGCCGGTTTCACGCAATGCCATTTCTTCGCCGGGGTTGGCGTCTGGTCGCACGCGCTTCGTGCCGCCGGCTGGCCAGATGATCGACCTGTTTGGACCGGTTCCTGCCCTTGCCAACCTTTCAGCGCGGCAGGCAAAGGAGCTGCGTTTGATGACGAGCGGCACCTATGGCCCCATTTCCACCACCTCATTAAAGTCTGCAAGCCT